GGTGATACAATTGTATAGGTATTATCATCAACCGCTGTTTGTATTTCAAATTCATTCTGGAGATTAGCCTGCGTGATTCCGCCGATATCTCCGCTGACACTTGAGATGGTGACATGATCACCAATTAATGCGCCGTGGTCTGCGTCCGTTACGGTAACTGTCGTTGATGCATTTGTTGTTGCAAATTGTGTAATGGAACCTGTTCCGCGCGTCGGTGTGATATCGCCGTAGCTTCCTTCCGAGTAGGCATAAAGTTTCTTGTTAGTGCCATACATGGCGTAATTAACGCCTTCAAGACTAGACCAGGTTAGAATGGCACGTGTTGATCCCAGAAGGGCGTCACTCGTTACTTTAGACCAACCACCAATTTTCTCCGGTTGTCCATAACGAAAGCGGACATTGTCGGCATCCACCCATCTTCCTTCTGCACCGTACTCAGTATTTTGCTTGTCAATACCAGGCGCTATTTGCAGTTTTTGTAATGGCATGTAAGCTCCTAGTTAGTCGCATAGAAAGGAATCCAATAGTCAGTTCCATTAATGTTGACACGAATGTGTCCAGTTATTGACCCCACGCTTGTGTCTGTTGTAATGCTTGATGATTGATCGGAAGCACTTGTTCCATCAAACTTGATAAATTCTTGGTCTGTATCGTCTTGGTCCAATGATAAACAAGCAATAGCTCCAGAAGAATTTGCCTGGTTAATTTCCACGCTTGCATCAGCAGGTGAACTGGTTCCAAAACCAATCTTATCAGCTGAGCCATCAATAAAGAAAGCGTTCGCCAAAGTGGCAGTCTCACACCTGAAGTCAAGATCATTCGCTGATGAATCATTCCATGTAAAGGAGCCACCATCGAGATCAACGGCGCCAGATATTTTTGCCGCCCCTGTCACGTCAAAGGCAACAGACGGACTGGCGTTGAATATTCCTACCCTGTCATTACCCCCATCTACAAAAATCGCATTGGCATTTCCGTTTGATTCAACCCTGAAGTCAACATCCGCCGATGCCTCGTTGAAGATAAAATTTCCTCCGTTTAAATTGACAGCACCTGCTACATCCAATGTTCCGTTGACTGTGACATTTCCACAATCATCCAGGACATCAAACATAGTTGATCCGTCGGTATACATTAAATGTTTTGATCCTGAAACTAAGCTTGCTGCTGTTCCACTTGCCGGCTTAAATCCTAATGTATAAGTACCCATGGTCGCCGCATTATCAACAATGTACCATGACTCCACCGCTTCACACTGCATGGTTGTATTGCCCGTCAGAGTGCCTGTTAGTTTTATAATTGCATTGCTTTGCTCATCGGTCGTTGAACCGTCTGATGCTGTCAAGGAATCTGATGTGCTCGCTATTGCTACCGAGACATATCCCTTGATTGCTGATTCCAGCTTTTGCAGGTTGTTATTTGTTATCGTACCCCAAGTTCCCGAATTCTCTCCTGTTGTCTGAAGCTCAAGATTAAGCGTACTTGAATATGTCGAAGCCATTTATTCCTCCTTATGCCACGTCGTCTATTAAGGCCGCCACAATCAGGTTTGCTGTTGCGTCCCCTGCGTCACCAATATCTGATGATATGGCGTGTAAATTTTCAACAGTCGTGTTGGGCAATCGTCCAAACCATGATTGCTCTGGTCCTATGAATACACCGTCCGCCAGATTATATGCCGCCACTCCTCCATCAAAGCATACCACAACTCCGTCTGAGGAGCTAGTATTTTTAATGAATAGGAACTTTACCTTATCTGCTGCATCCACAGCTGTTGGAGCTGTATCATCATCCACTGCAGTGTAATCCGTAAAATACCCGGCAATCAGATTCGTGCTTGTCGTCGTGCACGCCGTCAGCTTGTAATACCATTTGTCATTCGCGTCATCAGGACTCACCGTCATGGAACCACTGATGGTTTTTGAAATCTCATCCGGCAATATCGTCGCGCTTATTGTTATACTGGCATCATCCGCCATTTATGTCTCCTAGTCCGTGGATCCTGGAGCTACCAGTTTCCATGTTGATGTTTCGCTGTCATCTACTTCATTCCATACGAAGAAATCAGGTTCACCTACGCTGAATGTAATCAGATTTTGGAATGCTGTACCAAATGCATCTTCGTCGCCAAGACTTATTGTAAGAGATGATCCGTCCGGCGATACATTCGCTCCACCTGTCGCCACTTCCGTGCCGAGGGAGAAGGTCATGCCGAATCCCGTTTCCGCGAACTCAATGTTATGAACAGCATCCAGCCTAGCATCCTGAAAGGCTTGCTCGGCGAATGTTGTGTGTCCGAGTAGCATATATATCTAACCTTTCGGATTGTCGCTGCGAACTTGATTATACTGTGCTACATATACATCCCATTTTGTGGAATCGCCACCTATTTCTTTTTCAGTATAAGCTTCTATAAATTCTAGTATACGAGGATATTTTTTCAATCTTTCTCTTGTATATCCAAGCCTAGCATATTCAGCTTCCAACCTATCCATTTCAGTCTGTACTTTTGTCCAAGTAAGTCCCGCATAAGGGCAAGTTGTTGTTGTAATGGCTGTACCGTTTTCCGCAGCACCTGTAATCCACTGCATTTTTGCATCCCATTCTTCCTGTGAAGTCGGTGGATTGCCATCACGTGTATATTCAGCATTAGGGTCTCCATCAAGGGACTCCTTTACATTTCTCACTGCCTTATCAAATTTTAAATCATTCTTCATTGATGTATCCCAATTTAAAAATGCCATATTAACTCCCGTCTATTTCCATTAGAGTTACATCTGCGTCAGTATTACTTCCAAGGACATAAAAATTATCTCCTGAACCAGTAGTCACCATTTTACCTAAATATAATTTATACGTTAATTCACCCGTACTGGACGGAGCATGTAAAAATGACATTGTTGTTGTATAATGCCAAGACCTTTCATTATTTACTCCAAGTTCTTGAAAACCATATGAACTATCAGCAGGAACCGGCCATATCTCATTATAGCCCCCGCCAGCGTCATCCACATATATAGACATTCTAGCGGAAAGTCCTGTTCCACTACCTTCAATACCGTGTGTTCTAAAATTCATTGAAACATATACCTTGGAGCTTGTTGCGGAAGGAGTAATTGCAGCATAAATATCTGTTGCACTAGCAGTCGTGCTAGAATGGGTAGTGGATGTTTGAGTTTGTCTGTTAGTTACCTGTAAAACTAATCCACCACCACCGGCAGCGGCTTCAAAAGCAGGAGGAGAACCCGCCCCTGTACTGGTCAAAACTTGACCGTCTGACCCGGTTGCAATTGCCACAGGATTGCCTGAAGCATCATAGCTGATAATATTTCCATCAGTACCAGATGCCATCTTGGCTAGTGTTACCGCATCATCAGCAATACCTCCTGTCGCCAATTGCTCTATTGCCGCTTTTTTACCTGCTCCTTGTGATGTCAATTGATAGGCATCAGTTCCCAGTTTTGCAACAAGTCCAGAACCTCTATTATTGAGATAACTCCCTACAATTCCACTCATATTTTTTATCCTCCTATTATAATGTTTGATCTAAATAACTTATAACAACATCAACATTTGCTGAACTCGCAGTTGCGGCACATAAATGATCTGTTCCTTCTAAAATTATTCTTCCTGTATGTTCAAATGTTTCGTTAGCACCTAATGCTTGGTCGGAATAAATTTCATAATCAGTTCCTCCCCCATCATCATCAACATACAAATCAAAAGTTTCTGCTGCACCAGCAGTTTCACAAAATGTAATTGAAAGAATAGTATAAGTGTGTCCACTCACACCATTAATTAAAACACTTTCTGCGTTGGTTAAACCAGCTTTAAATGCAACTTTTAATAATTCACTAGCCATATTTCCTCCTTAAAATCCTAGTACCAGTGCTTTTCCTGTACTTGAAAACGTATGATTCATAGTTGAATCTAGATTAACAGTATTTCCCGAAATAGTCAAATCAGAACCATCCCCTTCAATCTTTTCTCCGTCATTCCCGAATGTCATTCCTACTCCTGATGGAACATTAATATCATCCGTTGCCTCCAATTCTATATCAGCAGCAGAATCCAAAGTAACTGTCGTGCCTGCCAATTCTGCCGTGCCATCTGCTGTAATTTGAATGTTTGCTGCCGCAGCCGCCGTATCGGTTGTTACTAAACTTAATGCTCCATTTGTTGCTACAGTTAATACAGCCGTATCATCAGTTGAACCTGTCATGGTTACAACTTTGCCGTTTATGGCAACATCATCTACAGTTAAAGCTGTTAATGTTCCAAGACTAGTTATATTTGTTTGTGCGGCTGTTGTAACTGTAGCCGCAGAACCAGAAGTATTTCCTGTTACGTCTCCTGTTATATCACCTACAAAAGCAGTAGATGTAATTGAAGTTGCTCCTGTAACTACTCCTGCATCTACACTAATTGTACCGTCTAATAAAATTGCCGAACCAGAAGCAGGTTCAATATTTATTGCCGCTCCTGAATCTAAAGTTAATACACCTGCTGAATCAATATCTACTGTACCATCTGCTGTTATCTGGATATTAGCAGCCGCAGCCGCAGCATCCGTTGTTACTATACTTAATGTACCATCAGTTCCTGCTGTAAATACTGCCGTGTCACTGGCTGAACCAGTCATGGTTACAACTTTTCCGTTAAGAGCTATATCATCTACAGTAAGTGCCGTTAAAGTACCTAAACTTGTTATATTACCCTGAGCAGCCGTTGCGAGAGTACCTGTTAATGTTCCTGTTACAGTTAAATTATCATTTACTGTTGTTTCTGAAGTCGCATGTCCAATTGAAATTGGCATACCTGAATTTGCAGTACCTATAGTAACACCATTTGATGTATTAGAATTATCAATGTTCAATGATGTTGTTGCGTCTAGTGAAATAGTTGTGCCATCAACAGCGAATGTTCCATCAATGTCTGTATTGTCTAAATTTGCCGTACCATCTACATCAATATCTCCTGCAAGGTCAATCCCCGCCGCACCTGCTAATACCAAGTCATCTGTCGATGTGTCCCAGAGCATATAAGCACTTGCAGTGTCGCCAAAAAATTTTACATCATAACCTTGATCATCTTCACCAACTGTAAGTGTTGCATCTAACTGTACAGCACCGTCAATGTCCACGGCATCTAAATTTGTTGTCCCATCTATATCTGCATTACCCGATATATCTAAAGTTGCAGCGTCTAGCTCACCTGACAAAGTAATATCAGTAGCACCGGTTATAGCGCCGTTAAGTGCAACTGCACCATTAATGTCTATCGTGGTTGCGGCTATTTGTACTTCTGTATCTGCAACGATATCTAATTGTCCATCAGTAGATGAATTAATATATAAAGCAGAATCTCTAAAAAGAAGTTTATTAGTACTGTTTAAAGTTAAACCTGTACCATCAGTATGTGTTAAAGTTGTATCAGAGTCAGCACCAAATTTTAAAACAGCAGAATCAGATCCTAAAATAAGATCATCTGACAATGTAACATCAGAACTAGCATCTTCATAAACAGCTTTGCTAGCTGGTAATGTTGTAAATACATCCTTCGTGCCAGCGCTGAAAGTAACAGCAGAATCACTGTTCGAGCTTGCAATTACAGTCGTCCTTGCCAATGTGTCCGTAGACGAATCAGTTATAGTTCCAAGGCCGGTTTCCCATTCCGCTTCATCACGGTTAACGATGGCGTAGTACGTCGTATTGCCATCCCCGATTCCCGCAACGAATGTCTGGAATCCGGAGACGGCTCCGCTCAGATCGAGCGTGCCTGTTCCGGTCGTTGTCGATGTCTCCTTTACTCTGTCGTCTAATACGAGAGCCATGTATTATCTCCTATGCCAGCCGTAGAATAGCGTTACTTGCGTCTGCCGCTGGAAATTGAATTGTAAATGTTCCGCTTGTTGACGTTTTATCGCCACCAAAGTCCAACACGCAAACCGCCTTGTTAGATTCACTACTGTTATAAATTAGTGCGCCTCTTGCTGTAATCGTTGCTGATGTAAAAGATATATCAGCAAAGTCAGTAAGAGCAGTCGTTCCGCTTGTTGTTGGTGTTACATTTGTCAATGATCCACCACCAGCCGTATAAGTTCCTGAATTAGAAACTTCATTTGTAGCGGAATAAGCAGATGTAGAAGCACCTAAAGTAGCTGAACTTGAATACAATGCAATTTTAAATGTATCTCCTGTTGTGGCTGTAAAGTCATGCGTTTCAACAAGAATTTCCTGTTTAAAGCTTGTACAGACAGCTTGGGTTATTGCCATGTCTTATCCTCCTGTGGATTTCTGTTGTGTTTGCATGCCCGGTACTTTTAGTTCCCCATGCTTGTATTCATCTCTTCGGTGCCTTCCTTGTTGTTCGATCATCAACTCTTGTATGGCACGTTGATATGATTGTTCGTATAATTGCAGCATTTCCGCTGGGCCCTTCAAGAATTTGAAGGCTTCTGCAAGACATCCATAAAGCAATGCCACCGGGGCATTGTTCCCCAACCATGAGGTTGTATTGGAACTCGATAGTCTTGTTGGTAATCTCGTAATTCCTACTTCTATATTATACGCTGCATCTGGCGTTGGTGCAAGATAAATTGAGTTTTCATCCCACCATGCCCAGTATTTTGGTGTACTAGTAGATGTTCTAACAGGCCAATATTCATTCATGAAACTGATATCGCGTTGCTCCAAGAATGTTCTTGTCGCTGTTCCTGATGCAGGATAAATATGAACTGTCCTAATTGTAGCCAAGGATGTTGGATCTGGAGAAGATCCACCTGGTAAGGATACAAAAGGATTATCAGCCGTTACAGTTGTATACTGGTGTGACTTGAATGCATCCAAATCAGCTTCCCTTAATATTCTGTTCTCTGTA